CCAAAAGGTCAACCGTTCAGGTTGATCTCCACCGCGCTCTCCCAGCGCGGTCCACCACAAAGGGACGCAATGTCCCCAGTAGGAGGGATATAATCCCAGTAAGGGGTTATTCCCTGCTTCGTGTGGTACCGCAACCCACTCTGCCTGAGTGAGATGCGGCAGTCACGAATGCTGCCATGAAGGAACGCCAGCATCAACCCTTCAGGGTTGTAGTGGCGACGCTTCATCTGCTTGGGCGTCCGTATTTCACCCTCCTTAATGGTGAGCACCTTAGGGTTCGGTGATCTCCGGCGGTATACCACCGCTTGGAGATTCCGATCTCGCCTAATGAACTCGCGAACCATCTCAAAAGGAACACGGACACCCGCATCATGGTTCTCTGCCGGCGGTATTGGTAACCACCTAACAGAGTCCACTAGCCGCCTGACCGTCCTACGCAGGGGAATCCCTGTTTTGGCCGACCAGACGTTCAGAGCGTTGATGGCAACATAACGAGATTCCGGTGTTCCAAGTCGTTTTATGTAAACGCCTCGAACATCGCGACCCTTAAAGAAGTCGCGACCACAGGACTCTCTGAAAGACCCTTCAACGAAGGACTTGTCGCTGTTTACCTCAAAACCGAGGAGGTCCAGGAGCCGGATCACACGATGTGTGACCCGCTTGTGACATATGATGTCATCTCCGAAGACCCCCCACTGGCCAGTGAGTTCATTAGGCTCACGACCGGTAATGTCGGCAAAGTACGGTCTTTTGGCTTTGGAGCCAATCGACTTGATACTAGCGACTACGACGCAGGAAAACACTAGGGTTTCCAAGGGAAACGTAAAACCATTTCCCATAGTACTAACCATGTGCAGTTCCAGTTGCTCGCCACGAAGGGTCCCTTGAGGGGACCGGAGCAGCTCTAAGAGCGCCATAAATGGCGCCGGTAAAGCCCAACGTAGCATGGGTAAGCCCAATGAGTCGGAAGCATTGCTTAGGTCTAACGTAGTTAGAGCATCAGTCACGCTGCCGAAACGAGCGGCCTCTTGGTTATTCTGCGGCTGGGAAGTAATATCGAGTCCAAAGAAGGACACGAGTCTTTCCTCCAGCAGTCGGCCGAGCCCAAGCTGATAAAACATATTCAGCGAAGGCTCAATGGCAATTAACCGAGATGTTGTGTCATCTTTCGGGACGAAGCTGAACCTACTACCTGAAACTAAGTCCGGTACTCCCCACAGGCTGGCGCGGTTGGTTTCCGCGTTCGCCCAAGTGGTACCAGGTACATTAGCTGTCGCGTTCTTATATGCGACTACTAGCTTCTGTGCCGTACAAGTGAGCGGTGAGTCGAAGAACTTTGTATAAAAGTCCTCCCCTCTGCCGCCTACAGCCACTCCTGGTCCACACCGACCGCGATCGAAAAGATCGTTTAGGTGGAACACTAGGTTATGGCCCTCGGGATAGAGAAACCGGTAGAGCAAGTTTTTAAACTCACCCATCAGTTCCTCATCGAGACTCGTACTCGGATTGTAGATCCAAGTTCTACAACGCTCATTTGAGCGCAGGAACTTCTCAGCTGCTTTAGCGTCCCCGTCGGCGGTCGTCCCACTTGAAGTACTATACTTCTTGTAAAACGACTTGGCCAGCGAGATTGCTGCGACAGCCTCAGGACCAAGATCCGGGCCCCAACCGATTCCGGGTTTCCACCCGGGCGGAAGGTAGCCTTCCAGATCAAGCATGAGGTCGGAAAAGAGCAGATCTGACATTGCCATGGTCAACTCCTTAACACAACTTCCAGCACTGTTACGGGCCGGGAAACAGGAAAGTTTCCCACTGCGTGAAGAGTTTAACTCCTAACGCAGGGTTCACGATCGAAACAATCGTAACCGCCACGACGATCCCCACAATAAGCTTTCGCTTCTTGCGGGGGGGTTTCTGCTTCACCATCGGTGTTCTCCTGGCCCAAAGGCCTAGATGACACCGGAGATGATTGCATCGCCGAGCTCATTGCTCTGCTCCCAAAGGGAGCCAATGAGAAGTGACAGTGCAGCCCGGACACTTTCTGGATCAGCGACGTCGGCACCTGCCGGGACGCTGATTTCCAGCTTAGCAAGCATTACCTGCTTCGGCTGGCCAGATAGGACATCTACACCCTTGCGGATGGAG